GAGTATCCCCCGTGCCGTCATTGGCTGATGATCCAATTCCTACTGCTTGCTTTGCCATTTAAGCCTCGTCAAAAGTTTTGTTTGTTGCGTCAAGTGTAACATTTGTTGCGTCAAATTTTGGTGCTGCTGCCCCTGAAGTTTCGATCGTATCAGCAGTTACATTTACGCCGCCGCCTCGTAAGTTACCAACAGTTGCTGTTTCTCCGACAACTGTAATAGTGTACGAGTTAGCATCAATAACAGTAATTACATAACCCGCAGCTTTTTCCAAGCCAGTTTTTGTAAAACCATCAAATGCCTGTGTCTTACGAAAAACAACAACATTAAATGTTTTCCGACCATGAGAAGGCTCAAACACAGTAATTACTGAAGAACCAGCATTACCTGACTGGAAAGGGTTTCTTATTAAAAGAACCTGACCAGCTACCTCAGTGGCTGTGTCCGGTCTAGGTTGTAAAAGAGCTTGTGGATCGGGCCTTGTTCTGCGTGGATTTAGTTGTGGGTGTTTTGCCTCATACTCATCTGGTCCGACTTTAAGACCGTTCCACTCAACCAGCATCTCCGCAAGACGATACCGAAACCCGGAACGATCCGAAAGACCCCAAGCTTTTTTACCAGATGCGTGTCTTGCCATTAAATAACTCGAAGATATTGAATACTTGGCTGAAGTTTCAGCGGCACCCTGTCCTCGTCCTCATCTGCTGCACGTTGAAATTCTTCTTCATACACACTTTTTAAAATTTGAATTCTATCTGGAGCTTTTTTCATAGCTATATAGTAGGCTAAACCAGCTACCATACAGGGGAAAAAGCGAAACGGAGCATCTGCCGTATTCACCAAAGTGTCGGCATCATCCATTCGCTGCACAAAATAATAAATTAAAGTGTCTGTGGAATTATCTGGAGTAGGCCATAATGTTACCTGTGGCAGTGTCTGACGATTATAAAAATACTGACTTGGACGGCCTTCTGTTGTTTTTGAGGGAATAGTTATGTAATCACCTCTAGACATCCGCGACAATTCAAAGTCCGTGCCACTGCGGCGTATAACCACTTCCAACAAATCCGTATAGTCTGCTGTGAAGGTATATGTCGCTGTTCCTGATGTCAGAGCCTGTGTGCCCTGCTTGACTGTCCACAAGTTAAGACCTCTGTTAGCCCAATCGGCGAACATTAAATTAAGAGAACGTCGGGCTGTTTTAAAGTCATAACCAGTCCGAGCCTCTAACCCACACCGCTCATACGCCTCTTCAATAATTTCAGCGACGTTTAGCTCGAAATTTCTAGATCCTGAAAGAGCCATTATTTTTTCCTTCTTAAAGATTTCACTCTGCGTGGCTTACCCGCTGGCTGTCCTAATCTTTTCTTCTGCGATATTCTACTACGTTTTTCTGCTGTTGTCATTTCTTTGGATGTCTTGGGAGTCTTAGAAGAAACCCTTTTACTGGGGCGGCAATATGGAGTACCCCGTTTTTCACCCTTGCCACGCCCACACGCTTTCCCCGTGCGAACATCTTTCCAGTCTTCTTTGAACCATCGCTTGAGCGCCGCACCTTTTTTCGTCTTTCTAACAGCCATTTTTACATACCTACCGCTTTTGCAACAGAAACCATCATTAAAATAAATGCTCCAATAGCCACGGCAAGAACGAAAAAAATACCAAGCCCTATTTTTACATTATCCATCATTTCTTCATGTTCTTTTAAAGCTTTTCTCTTAGCTTTAAGTGCGGCCTCTTTAGCTTCTTGTATTCTTTTTTGACGTTCCACAAGAATCCCTTTCCATGTGCCGTGCCCAAATCTCATATCCACCATAGTAGCTACTTCTTGTAGCTTTTCCGCTGCTAACTTAGCATCGATCATCTCACGAGCTACAGACCCTACGCCAAACTGATCTGTAATTCCAACACCAGACTTCTTGTTTCTGGCTTCATTAACTTGCTTCTGCCCAGTAAATAAAGCATCTATCTGACCCGCAATAGCTCCTATATCATTCGCGGTTCCAATGGCACTTTTAATTCCAGCAACGGCACTCTGAACTAAAGCTATACCAGCCAGCGCCGTTGATATTGGTTCCATAACTATCTCTTTGGTACAGGTTTACAGATCGCATGCATCTTCATTCTTTTGCCATCCCCTACAGGAACAGGGGCTTGTTTTGAAAGTCTGGACGAAAAGTATAAACAACGATCCATATCCTTAAATCTTTGTGTCTTATCAATTAGATTACCATTTAAATATACGAATAAAATAAACTCAATCACGGTCGTAGAACTACAGGTCCGCTATCAATATATCTTGGTTGTGCGGTACTTAAATGTTCCTCCCTTTGCTTTTTTCTTACTGTTTCCCCAGTTTGCTGCGCCGACTTTACGACACTTGGCGATTGCCCCGCTTGCATACGCTGACGGGAAGACCTTATATCGTCGCTTGACTTTCGAGTAACAGGCATCCTTCGATCCTCCTTTACTAGTTTGTTTTGACATTATGCTCGTGCTCTCTTTTTAGATGCGGCACTCAAAGCTTTAAAATGAAAAAGTTTTTGAGAAGTACTCGTGTGATTCTTGCCTGTATGAACAGTACCGTTAGCCATCTTGTGGACGCTTCCGGTATGAACAGTACCGTTTTTCTTATAATGTTTAACACCCTTCGCCATTCTAGTACTCCGTTTTGATGGAGGTTCTGAAATCTGTTTCGGTATTGAGCCGCGCGAGATTGCCATCATATGTCCTTCCCGTAAACTCCTCCCACATTGGTCTGATCATGTCATGGAGTTGATCTATTTTTTCGTTGTTAGCATCCATCTTCATAGTCATAACCGCTACATTCTTGTCAACTTCAATAAGAGTTGACGATATCCATGTGAGTCCCCCGACACACGCACCCACAAACGCAACAAAGATGGTTCCTGCTATAAACTGAGAACTTAACACTTCCACCTCCGTCTAGCCGCGCAAATGCGCTTCTTGGGAGTTTTCTTGCAACTAATGTTATGCATTTTCATTTGCCCTGCTGATCTAGAACAGTAAGACTTTTTACGCTTACCACCCCCGGGCTGCGGGGCCTTTAACTTAGACCCCGTCGCTCGGTTGTACTTAGCTCTTCCTTTGGCAGTAAGACCAGCGCCTTTCGACGCGGGAAGTTTTTCCCCGCGTTTTACTGAAAGACTAACTGCTTTCTTCTTTCTTTCTGCCATGCCAGTTACGCAAGCATAACAGTTAAAATGCCACCCGTACCTGTAAAGACAGCATGAACCGCATTCTCAGCGATAATACCATCATCTGGAATGTAGATTTCATTATACCCCGCAGGAAAAGCACCTGTAAGCAACGTAGCTCCGCCATTACCATTCGTAATAGTAAAAGTAATTGCGCCTGTTGCAAAGATACCCAAACTGCGAATCCTTGCCCTACCATTGAATATAGTAGAATCAGAGTTAGCTACGGCTAGTGTAAAAGCTCTTATCGGACCTGCCATTTTAACCTCCTTTAAGCTATTAGATAGCGGTTGCGTCTCGCAAGTTATTGGCCTGCACATAAGTAAACGTCACAGTAACTTGACCCGCAGTAGCAGTCGCTCCCGCAGCTATAAGTGTTGCTGTGATCTGGTTGTCACCACTAAAACGATCTGCTGTATCCAAACCCCCAGTGGCAAGAGCGGAAGTTTCCCCAAGAGCTTTAACATTGGTATTTGCAATAAGAAATTGAGTCGTCTTGCCCACCACACCCACAGAAACAGTCGCTGTGCCACCAGCGTTACTAGCTATAGCCACTCTTATTGTGACACCGAGTAGCTGTGAATTATTTGGAATAACGCCGACATTGTAGGTAGTTGTTCCAGCGGCGACTTTTGGGTCAATCATAATAGATTGAGACATCACAACTTGACCGATGTTAGCAACATTTGTACCTACAGTGATTCCTGTTGTGTCTTTAATTGTACCAGCCCGAATGGGGCCTGAAAAAGTTGTATTAGCCATGTTAGTTTCCTATTATGCGAGGTTATTGTTTTGTTGATACAAGATTGTGACACGAACAAGACCTGCATTTGATGCTGCGGAAGCTGTCACAGTCAAACGCCTATCTGACACACCAGTGTCCTGCCATGCTAATGCAGCACCAGCTTGTGTTGTTGGATACTTGCGCCCCGCCGTTGTCCCGATTGCGAATGTATTAAGGACTGTAGCCGCACCGCCAGCAGTGTCGCCAACACTAAGGTTAGTTGCAGTGTTTGATGCTGTAATAACGTCAATTACGCAGTCAATGATCTGAGAGTTTGCAGGAATAACAACGTCAGTAAGTTTAGCTGCTAATGCGCCGTCTGATATGTCTGCTGAGAATGTTTGAGCCATAACAACCTGACCAACATTTGCAATGTTAGTTCCGACTGTCGTGCCTGTAGTGTTCTTAATAGTTCCGGCCTTAATAGGTCCAGAGAAAGTAGTAGTAGCCATGTTAATCTCCTTGTCGTGGCTAATGTCAGTCTCAGATTGAGACTGTCAAGAATTAAATCAGTATACAATAAAAAAGGGCAGCATGGAAGCCGCCCTTTAATATCATTTTGCCTACACTTATGCGCCCGGTGAACCGAACACTGCGCGAGGATCTGAGAACCCGAAGCTGTAACGCTCACGAGCTTTGTA